TTGTTTTACCTTTTTATTCATACCGATTAACAAAAAAATATTATATATTAATGACATATAATATTTAACATATAATATTTAATAGTTGATATCGCGTTTTAGTACTTTTTTATTTTATTTTATTTTGTTTTATTTTATTTTATTTTGTATCCTAGTTTTCAAAATGCGTCAACTTTGACAAACCGTGGTCAGTCTTTTTATCAAGAACAACATTCTCAGCTTCAAACATGCTCTTCTTAATATCATCGACAGTTGCATTCTCATCCAATCCATCAAAGTTCGCAACATTTGAAATGCCGACCAACTCACCATCAGCATTAATCGTTTGCGTAAGTTTATTACCAGACTCCTCCGCTTTCTTCATATTTTCTTCAATGGCCTTCTGTCTAGCTTCGCGCACACGTTTCTCAAACTCCTGTTTTGCGGTATCTTCATTCTTCTTTTTATCGGACATAAGTTGGTTGAGTGTCTCCTCCATATACTCGACGCGTCCAGTCTTGTATGCCTCTGGATGGAATGGTACCCACATACCAACCTGTCCTACATAAATGTCATGATTAGGGTCAACTTCACGCAGCAATTTACAGCGAAGCTCTGCCTCGCCTTGTGTAGCAAAAACGCCACGTACTTTGATACCTCGTGTAGACGTCTGAAACTCGTGTTTCTCGCCGAATTTCTGCTCAAGTTCGTCCTCATTGTTGTCCAAAAATGTTTTATAGTCGTCGCTAATTAGTGTTCCCGATGTTGCACGAATCGTCTCACCCTCTTCCTTTGTAAACTCCTGGAAATCTGCGGTAAGTTTATCGAAAGAAACAGAATACTTAAATGAGACGAAATTAAGAAACTGTGTAAATTTTTCCATGGACTTTTTATAATCCCACTGCTTCACAAACTGCTCAAAAAGAAACTGCTCCTTCTGTTTAATAATATGTTCCGGAGAAACGAATGAAAGACATACGAATTTTTGACCAGCAATCGGTTTATCTTCCTCCAAAAGATCGGCATATTTGGGATTTTCTTTTCCATCGGGCAAATATTTAGGAGTAACTCCCTTTGGTAAACTATTAGGTTGAGACATTATAAGTATAATTATAATATATATTTAAATAATAATTTTAAGTTAGTTTAACCATTTATTAATTTATGTAGTTTACATTTATTTTCATTATTAAATTAAAAATACATGTTTAAGAATATATTAAATATCAAATATCTAAATATAAATATCTAAATATAAATATCTAATATATATCGAATATTATATAATATTTTTTTCTACATTATATTTATAATGTACGGAACACTTGATTTTAGTGAGCTTTTTAAGCGCTTTATTAAGTATATTATCGAAGGTCTTTGCGTTGCGATAGTTGCTTACTCTATACCATCTCGCACTCTTAAATTGGACGAAATTGCGTTGATTTCTCTTGTAGCTGCCGCCACCTTCGCTATTCTTGATGTTTATGTCCCCACTTTAGCCGTTTCTGCTAGAACAGGTGCTGGTTTCGGTATCGGTGCTAACCTTGTTGGCTTTCCCACCCCTCTGAAGCTTTAAACTTTAAATTTTAAATAAGATAAAAGCAGTTATTTAAGGGTTGGTATTTATTATTTAATATTCATTATTTAAATAATAAATAACTATTACTTACGTGTATAAAATATTATTCTGTCTTTAATATAACAATGGCTGATAGTAGTGATGGTTATAGTACTGATAGTAGTCGTAGGAGTGACGATAGTAGGAGTGATGGTAGTAGGACTAGGAGTAGGAGTCCACTAGAACAAATGGTAAAATTGGCGCAAATATTTATAATAAAAATAAATCCAGATAATTCTATTGCAAGTATTGCACCATGGGATGGAAAAGAACCAGGTATAAATGACAGGTTAGTTGCATATGGCGTTAAAATATCCGACAATACATATGACGCTTATACTCCTATTGGCATGAATGCGCGTAAAATGTTGAGTAGACTGGAACAAAATACAAGTAGTATTCGGACGGCATCACCTAAACGAGATTTTGAATATATGCGCGGTCAATTCCCTGAAAGCAATATCTTTTATTCTTATTTATATGGAAATCCGTTAAAGCGATTACCGCTGCCTTTACCAACCCTTAGTTTTAATATATTTGGCGCTAAAGAAACTTTAGAAGCCTCACTATTAGCTAATTTAATGAAAAATATAACAAGGTCTCATAGACCCGGATATAAAAATAAAATTTATGTATTAACAGAACGCAGTATTGGAGAAAAGGGATGCACTTCTTCATGTTGGTATTTAGTAGATGGGCCCGATGAATACCAAATAGGTAGTCCGTATATACAAGAAGTAAACATATTGGATACATCATTGTCTGAACCAGGTAATACCTTAAAAAAATATTGCATTCTTGATAGATTTCTAGTTGATGATGCATGTAGTTATTGTTTTGGGAGAGAGATAGGTAAATTCTCTTATAATCCATTAAAACGTCGAAAACTGGGAGGTGGTCAAAAAGCAGGCAAAAGCCGTCGAAGACTAAAACGAAGATTTAAAAGAAAAACAATAAAACGAAGAAATAAAAGAAAAACAATAAAACGAAGATTTAAAAAGAGATAAAACAAAAAAGATAAATTAATGGTTTAGCATTAATATAATATTTATAATATTTATAATATAAAATATTGTATTATTAATATAGTATATACATAATACGTAACATATAATACCAAATGTTAACATTAAACAAACTGTATTTAAATTTAAACTCTATTCAAATTTTATTTGTATCACTTCTTTTGGTATGCTTACTTATTAGTTTTTACATCAGCGTTGTTACATTATTTTCAAAAGATAATACACATAACCATATATTTTCTGCTTGGCAGTTTCCCATGTTACTTGCAATTTTTATTGATATTATTTATCATAGTGTAAAGTAAAAAATTCGTTTGTTAATATTATTGCGTAGGAATAAAAACCCAGTTTAATTCTTCGCAAATTTTCTTCCAAATATCATCTTGTTCAATTCGTTTTTCCTTATCTTTCAACATCGGAAAATAAGAAAGAAATTCGCTCTTCTCAAGAAGTTCGCACAATTTATAAACTGTATAATAGTAATTCAAAAAATTCACACGGTCATCCGGGCAAAATTTCGCATAAGGTCCTTGTATCTCCATAAAAAGATTACACAAAGTCTCTTCTAATTCTGGTGTCATAATCGGCGGTTTAATACCGAGTTTATCCTTAATAAATGGGATATGCTCATAGTATTTATTGTATCCTAATTTTTTGAGAACTTCTTTTGCTTTTGAATTTGTAAATTTCGAAAGAGGTATACGTTCTTTATTAAGTTGTTGCTTGATATTTTCGAGAACTTCTTCAGGAATTTGCGTAGTTTCTTTTGCTTGAAACTGAGCGAGGATTTCTTTAAAATGGTTAATTCTTTTGTAAGCATAAAAGCATGCTTCTTTGGGCGGTTCTTTATAAGATGGCTTCTCATTTTCAATAAGGTAGGTAACTTGTTTTGCACATACGTTACATACCATAATACCTTCATGTTCGACAGGAATCATTTCTCCTTTATTACATGATTGACATATATCGGTGGCGTAAATGTAGTCATTTATGTTAATAAAAGTCTGGTCAAGATTTGTAAAAAACTTTTGAACATTGTTATCATTCGCACGAGTTAAAGCATTTTCATCAAATGTTTTGTCATTTACTTTAAAGAAGGAATTAAGGATAGTGGTTTTGTTTGTCCCATTTGTAATTTCTTTTTTATTTTCAAAGTAGTCGAAAATAAATCTGCTGTTGTTTAGGTAATAATCTTTAATTTTTTTCTTATTTTTATAAATTTCTTCTTTTATATCGTATAAAGAATCTTGTAACTCTATTTTTTCATTAACATCTGCTATAGTGTCAGGATTATTTAATTTTGTCACTATTTCATTTTTTTTGCGAACTAATGTAGGCAAAACATCACTGTTAATTAAGTTGAACTCTGATTGTAATTCGCGATGAACACTATCTAGCGTCATTATTCTTTTTTTGTCTACAAAAATTTTTTTATTTGTTTTATGTTTAAAAGACGGCATCTATATATATCTATTATATTGTTATAAGTATAACTTTTTTAATATATAATAATTAATAATTATATCTATTTTAATATTTTTTAATTATATAAATATTTATATACGTATTTATATAGATATAGACATTATATAAATGTACACTGGTCAACAAAATAATCAAAATATTAAAGTACAAAATAATAACAATGATAATAACAATGATAATAACAATGATAATAACAATGATAATAACGGTGTTGGTTACAATAACAACACCAACTCTAATGGTAACAACCATTCATTAATACGTTTGATAAGAAAGTTTTTAGATACGAAAACGGAAACAGTATTGACATTTGCAGCAGCTGTAGCTATTGCAACTGCATTTAAAGATTTAATTTTAAGTCTAATAACTAATATTATTCATCCTTTAATAGTAAAGTTAATGTTACTTACTAACATAAGTAACTATGTAAATATTTCATCATTAAACACATCACAGAATATAGTAACAAATTTATCACAGTTTGTAGTAAATATTTTAAGTTTTGTATTGATGTTAGTAATAACATATTATTTATTTCAAATAATAATTAACTCCAATTGATTCCAATTAGTTCCAATTGATTCCAATTAGTTCCAAATAAACTTCATCGTAATGTTTATATTATTTATATTATTTATATTATTTATATTATTTATAAAATAAAATAAAATAAAATAAAATAAAATGACCGAAATGAGCTGTAAGTTAAAGACCGGTGACCTTCTTTTATGCGATGACCTTGAATATAAATCGTGGGGGTTACTTAGTTGGCTTATAAAATTTGCAACAAAGAGTGATTTTTCTCATGTTGGTATGATTGTAGTAGACCCGGAATTCACGGATGTGTCATTAAAGGGGACATATGTTTGGACATCAGGTATTTCCGATGTTCCGGATCCAGAAGATAATACAAAGAAATTTGGTGTTCAGTTTGTTCCTTATGACCATTTTATTAAAACATATAGTGGAAAAATATATGTTCGCAGAATAGAGTTCGAAAATATAGAAGAATATAAAAAAATATTTAACTTTGAAAAGTTAAAAGAAATACACAAAGTTGTATACGACAAACCGTATGATATTGTTGTTACAGATTGGATAGAAGCTTATTGTAAAAAAGACCCTCATCCTCAGAAAACTTCAAGATTTTTTTGCAGTGCATTTATCGGATATATTTATACAAAGTTAAGCTTACTTGATGCAGGTTTAGACTGGAGTATTCTTTATCCGAGTTATTTTTCTAGTGAAAACAAAACATTTTCTTTGCATCACAATGCAACCCTAACAAAAGAACACCAAATAGCTGGTTAAATTATATATAAAACAAAATATAAAAAAAAAATATAAAACAAAATATAAAACTATAATATTTAGGAATTTTTGTATTATGTAAATTGTAAATTATGAAATATGTAAATGGGAATAATGTTAGGAATGCATTAATGTTTTCTCTATAAAAATAAAATAATGCTATCAAATAATTTAGACGTATGTACTAAAAGTGGTAAAACATGTATTACAGAAGAAAAATTACACGATAAAGCATCTAATACTAAATCTTATTCGAATGTTTTAAATACAAGTATAAACATAGAGTCATTGGATATTGTGAATATTAAGAGAGAAACATATTATAAAATGAAATTTATTATTAACTCTTTAGAAAAAAACTGGGCTATAAAGAAAAGGAAAACTATATTTTATTTAAAAAATTTAGAAGATTCTACGACGGAGATTATAACAGAAGACTATTTAAATAAACGGATTATTCATAAAATATATAACAATAGTAACAATAGTAACAATAACAACAATAGCAACAATAGCAACAATAGCAACAATAGCAACAATAGCAACAATAAAGAAACGCACAGGCAAAGTAATACTCCTAGTAATTTAGAAATAATTAAAAAGAAGGAAGATATAATACCATTAAAGGATGGAATTCATACATTAAAACATCTAATAGACAAAGGTAAGTTAGATATAAACAGTGAACAAAAAAATGATATTTACTTGATGATATTTTTGATGAATACTTTAGAAAATGGGTGGAGTATACGAAAAAAGAATGATAACTATGTTTTTAGGAAAAAGCATGAAAAACAAACGGAGATATACTCGGATGAATATTTAGTAAATTTTTTGAAGTCAAATATGAATAACATTATTTAGCGGTATAACGATTTCATGATTTGGTTATTTCACGATTTAATTATTTGTTGATTTTACGATTTCGTGATTTGGTGATGTGTTGAATTTAGGAAAAATGTCAACTGGTTAATTATATTAATTGTTAATTATTAATTATTAATTATTAATTTATAAAAAGTTAATTAAGATTTTTTATAAAATTTTTTTCTTTAGCAATATTATAATAAACAAAAATGGCAGGAGGTCTTATGCAACTTGTAGCTTACGGCGCCCAAGATGTCTATCTTACGGGCAACCCTCAGATTACCTTTTGGAAGGTGTCTTACAAACGTCACACTAACTTCGCAATGGAGTCTATTGAGCAGACTTTTAACGGTCAGGCTGACTTTGGTCGTCGTGTAACCTGCACCATTTCTCGTAATGGTGATTTGGCTTACCGCACTTACCTTCAGGTTACTCTCCCCGAGATTAACCAGTCCATGAAGGGCACTTCCCAGGACGGTGTTTATGCTCGTTGGCTCGATTTCCCTGGTGAGCAGCTTATTTCTCAGGTTGAGATTGAGATCGGTGGTCAGCGCATTGACCGCCAGTATGGTGACTGGATGCACATCTGGAATAACCTGACTCTCCCCGTTGACCAGCAGCCTGGTTACTATGCTATGGTAGGCAACACCACTGAGTTGACTTTCATCACTGACCCTTCATTCAACGCCATCGACGGTCCCTGCCAGGCCAATGCTCCTCGTCAGGTTTGCGCTCCCCGCAATGCTCTCCCCGAGACTACCCTCTATGTGCCCTTTCAGTTCTGGTACTGCCGTAACCCCGGTCTTGCCCTGCCCCTCATCGCTCTTCAGTACCACGAGGTCAAGATTAACCTCGATATTCGTCCCATCGATGAGTGCTTGTGGGCTGTCGGCTCTCTCAGCTGCGGCAGCAACGTTTCCGGCTCTTCTGCTGGTGGCCGTGTCAACACTGCCTACAACCAGTCTCTGGTCGCTGCCTCTCTCTACGTCGACTACGTCTTCTTGGACACTGATGAGCGCAGACGCATGGCCCAGAACCCTCACGAGTACCTTATTGAGCAGCTTCAGTTCACTGGTGATGAGTCTGTCGGTTCTTCTTCCAACAAGATCAAGCTCAACTTTAACCACCCTGTTAAGGAGCTCATTTGGGTTGTCCAGCCCGACCAGAACGTTGACTACTGTTCTTCTCTCGATTGCAACCAGCTTCTGTACAGGCTCCTCGGTGCTCAGCCCTTCAACTACACTGATGCCGTCGATGCTCTTCCCAACGCTATCCATGCTTTTGGTGGACACGATGCTGTTGCCCAGACTACTGGCTCCTTCATCAACGGTTCTGGTCTCTTTACTGAGGCTGGTGCTGTCGATGTCTCCAATGCTTATTGGTGGCAGCAGGGTGAGCTCGCTGGTGTTGTCGGTGGTGGCTATGACCAACCCGACTTTGGTCCCGGCTTTAGCGGCGGCAACCCTTACCAGAACTCTGGTGTATCTGATGCCGGCACTTTCGTTCTTACCCAGACTTCTCTCCCCCTTCACTGCTGGGGTATGAACCCCGTCGTCACCGCTAAGCTCCAGCTTAACGGCCAGGATCGCTTCTCTGAGCGCGAAGGAACTTACTTCGACCTCGTCCAGCCTTACCAGCACCACACCCGCACTCCCGACACCGGTATCAACATTTACTCTTTTGCGCTCCGCCCCGAAGAGCATCAACCAAGCGGATCGTGCAACTTCTCCCGCATTGACAATGCTACCCTTCAGCTCGTTCTCTCCAACGCCACCGTTGAGGGCACCAAGACTGCTAAGGTTCGTGTCTATGCTACCAATTACAACGTTCTCCGTATCATGTCTGGTATGGGAGGCCTTGAAGCTACATGCTTAGTTATGATGATGATCATACTAGCTGTGAACAAGGGCCGAAAAGCAGTATGCCATAGTAAAGTGAGCTCTTACTATGGAAAACCATTTATGTCCTCACCATCATCGTTATTGATGATTTGACTAACTGCTAGTGATTCCGACTTGTTGTCGTCGGAGTTGCAACACATCTTGTTGTTCGGGAAACCCCTTAGAGCTTTTTCTACCAAGCTTATCTCCGAAAGGAATAAGTGGCCAAGAGTAATGAACTTGGGTATGGTAATAATGAAAAAGATTGGGCAATCCGCATGCTTACTACCTAAAGACGATATTAATATGCTAGTCTATGGTAGGGCGTCAGAGACTGAACGGATGTGGGTCGTTAATGAAGGTTTAAGCAACCTGAAACGGCTTAAGATACAGTCCTCCCTCTAGGGAAACTTAGGGGAATAAGAGTGCTTACAGCAATTAAATTGCGTGTGCGCTTCACAATTGGAATTACAATTTTATTTTAATATTATTATGTATTTAATAATATGAAAAATTGATTATGTATTAAAGGGTGTCCATACTACGGCAACACATTATACAAAGACAAAATGGATATGAATATTGGTAACACATTTTCATTAAAAGATGCATATATTCGTGATAAATATAAATCCGCAAAAATAGACTTTATACAAGGTCATATTAAAACGATTGGTCGAACATCTAATCAAGAAAAGAACCCATTATGGAAAATCCAAAATGAAAATGGAACCACTATTATAGTTATGTATTGCGAAGTTGATACATTTTGTATATTATGTCCAATAAGTTACCAAAAAATATTAGATTATGAAAAAACGAATAATAAAGGAAATAAAATTACTTGGTATAAAATGTCAAATGGTTATATTTCGTGTCATTTAAATATTCATATTCACCAAGTAATAACAGGATGTATGGGTAATGGTAAAGGAACAAATACTATAAGTGTAGATCATGTTGACAGAGATCCTTTAAACAATTGTTTCGACAATTTAAGAATCGCTACAAGAGAAGAACAGCAAAAAAATAGCAAAGGAACTGCCGACGATGGAACAAAAAGAGAACGGAAATATAACGCAAAAAAATTACCCGATGAAATAACACACGATATGATGAGAAAATATGTTGTATATTACCACGAATGGTTGAATAAAGAACATACAAAACAGAGAGAGTTTTTTAAAGTGGAGAAACATCCGAAACTACAAAAACCTTGGATTTCTAGCAAGTCATCAAACATATCATTAATAGATAAACTACTTTCGGCAAATAAGATTGTTACAGATTTAGAAAGCGATATATATCCGTAATATTGAATGTGGTTAATTAACTTTTGCTTATTGATTATTAAAGCAAAATAATATATATTTTATAAAAGGGCTTAAATAATGGTCGTTATATAGAGTATAACACCCTATAAACACCGACATGGATATTGTAAAAGCATTTAATTCAAATAACTTGCACACAGAAGTCGTAATAAAAGGAACAAAAACTGATCCACTATTCCGCGCGAGTGATATTGGAGTTGTATTAGATTTAACTATTCGTTCTATTATAAGAGATTTTGATGATACAGAAAAGGTAGTGCTTACTACGCACACCCTTGGTGGAAATCAAGATGTTACTTTTTTAACAGAGAAAGGGTTATATAAAGTATTATTTAGGTCAAGAAAACCTATTGCTCAACGTTTTCAAGATTGGGTTTGTGAAGTAATTAAAGAAATAAGATTAAATGGATTGTATGAATTACAAAAAGAAGTAGATCAAAAACAAAAAGAATTAGAACAAACAAAAAACGAAATGTCTGCTATAGAAACCACAAAAAATAAAGAAATGGAAGAAAAATTAATTAAACAAAAGGAACTAGATAATGAAAAATTTCTACTCAAACAATTTAACAATGCCGGAAATATGGTTTATATTATTAAAGTTAAGACATTTGAAAATGGTTCATATGTTGTAAAAATAGGAGAAAGCAGAATAGGAATTATGGGTAGATATAATGAACATAAAAGCAAATACGAAGAATGTACATTACTTGATTGTTTTTGCGTAAATAAAAGTAAAGACTTTGAATATTTTCTACATAGTCATAGTATTATAAAACCAAATATAGTAAAAAATCTACCCAATCACGATAGTGAAAATGAATTATTTTTAATCGGTGGTAATCTTACATATAAAGTATTATCAAAAATAGTTAACGATAATATAGATAATTATAATTATAAAGTAAATGAGTTGTTGCTTGAAATTGAAAATTTAAAATTTAAAAATCAAGAAAATGCTGTCAGTACACATGTAAACAATGATAATGAATTATTAAAGGAAATAATACATACTAATAAGATTTTATTAAGTAAAGTTAATTCTTTAGAACAAACAAATAAAGAAATATTAAATAAGTTAAACTCACAACAAGAGAAAAAAATAGTTACTGGTTTTAATCAACAAATACCTAACCTTGGGCCAAGACTCCAAAAAATAAATCCTGAAACATTACAGTTAACCAAAGCGTATGAGTCCGTTACAGAAGCAATGAATGAAAGTAAAAATATAAAGAGACCGAGTATAATGAAAGCAATAGCTGAAAACACTATTTATTGTGGTTTTCGATGGTTACTAGTTGAAAGAAATTTGGATCCAAATATTATACACGAAATTAAGCCTACAAAAGAAACAAAGGTTCAAAATCTGGGTTACATAGCTCAACTAGATAAAGATAAAACCAACATCGTAAATGTGTATATAGATAGAAAAACAGCAGCAAATTTTAATGGTTATACGTCTTCGTCGGCGTTAGATAATCCTGTAAAAAATAACAGTTTAGCAAATGGTTTTTATTATATGTTATATAATAACTGTGACGATGAATTAACTAGCAAATTTGAAGAAATAAACAGAGCACCAATGTTATACAAAAATGGTGTTGGACAATATGACACAAATAATAACTTAATAAAAGAATTTGAATGTAAATACGATTGTATTAAATCGTTAGCAATAAGCGACAAAACTTTGACAAAAGCACTTACCAAAAATATCCCATATAATGGACACTATTACAAAGAAATAGGTGCAAAATTAAAGATGGTTTAAAATAAAAAACGAATTAAACACCGACACAACAATCCTCATTTATTTGATAACGCATATACTTTTCAATGTCCGCAAAATTCGCGGAGGATAATATTTAATATCATCCGAAACTATATAATTTTCCGTATGGTGTATATTTTTACACGATAGTAATCCAGTTATACTTACCTCTATAATATTATAATTCATATCATAAACAACCGCAATATAACGAACATTGTTCTTCAATATTTTTAACGTTTCGCGAACAGTATTTTTTGATGTTGGGAATTTCCACGCGCCATTACTAGCCTGCGACAAAGGGCAACTTCCATTCTTGCTACACATTGTTTTCACTTGAACATACGTACCGCAGTAATCACAGCACAAGTCGACTCCTGGATAGTTCATTTGTTTTTTGTTTAAATTTCTCCATGTTATGCGACCACATGATTCGCAAGGAATAGTATTGCAAATGAACTCTTCTCCGGCATCCCCGATTGCGTGTTTTGATAATACCTCAAATTCATTAAATAATAATTTATGTTTTGATGCCTTTTGTCTTGGTGCCCTTTTTGTAACTTTTTTTGAACCAGTCTGCTTGGTGTTAGTTTTGGCGCTAGTAGAAATACTTGTCATTTTTTCGAAATTTTTATTATATCAAAATAATTTTGATATAATAATTGATTGATATGCCTTTTGCTGATGCATACATATAGACATATTTTCCGTTTCAATTTTATAACTTATAAAATTGAAACGTTTTATATTGTTTAATTTTAACAGTAAAATCAAAATATCACACCAATGCGCCCTCTCAAACTCGTGAAACCGTTCGACCTTCAGCCGGGAAGGACCTACCTGATTCAAGAAAAAAGACCCGAATATGCACACCAAAAATTCAAAGGCACATTTGTCAAAAATGATTATCCAAAATCTCCCGTTCATTGTACTATAACCCACTTTACAAATGTTATTTGCAGAGGTAATTATAGCTCTTCAGACCTAGGACTTCAAGATATATACTGGAACTATTATGAAGCAGATGCAGTCGCACAGGCATATACAAACATGGTTCTTCGTGACATTATAGGTGACGCGTCGTTTACAATGTAAGATTTAAGAATCAAGAATCAAACATCATGTTGAGAATTCTTATTAAGCATGTTAACAACCTCATAATCTTCAAACATAAAGGATGTCAATGTATTACCAGTATTAATATCAAATTCCAAATTAAATCCACTCTCCTTGAACCATTCTTTAAATTCATTAAAAGCTGCCCAACGTTTTACGTATCCACCAACCACTAACAATTTCAAAGTATTTTTAATATATTTTTCATCAATCACACAACACTCGCGGCATTCATCGTCGACGACGTGACACTTATCACTACCACTACCACAAGCTAGTGTTCCAGTCATTAGCAAATATTCAATATCAATATTCTCATCAAACTTTTCTTGAAATGTTGCGATGATTCTGTCATATGAAAAATCCTCATTATGTCCTCCGAATCCAAAAAAATTCTCATACTCCCATCTATGAACTTGTTTTATAGGACGATGTAAATATACTACAAAAGGTTTCCCAAAAATAATTACATTAATTTTAGCGGTCAAAACGTCTGTCTCTGCATATGAATTATATTTCTTTTCCCATAGTAAATTAGGATGTTTTTCCAGAAATTTTTTAACAAAATTGTCATACAGCGTTGAAATCATACACCCACTTTCAGTATAATATTTATTTTTCAAATCCCTGAATTTTGTAATAACATCGGTGTATGTAGTTGTAGCCGCGATAGTAGTAGTAGTAGTGCTTGTTTCCATTTTGTTATCTCGGTGATGTGTTATATAAGTTGCTACATAATATGGTTATAATCTTTTTATATAGGTTTGATATATTGATTGAGTATATTGACTAGCAGTTGTCTATATAATATAATATAATATTTGTATATATTATAGAGTATGAATAAAACAGCAAAACGGTGTCATCTTGTAAGAGGTAAAAAAGAAACTTGTTGTATTAATCCAAAACGTGGATACTGGTGTTGGAGTAAAAAAACGAAGAAGCGTATATGGCGTAAAATGAAGCGTACTTGTTGTAGAAAATAATTATATATAAATTATGTAATTAAGTGTAAATAATTATTTTACACACTTGGACATTTAAAATACAAATTTTTAATATGTTATTATAGTAGTATAGTAGTATAGTAGTATAATAATATGGATTCTAAATCTACTATTTGCGTATCTACTATTTTTATGTCTAGTATAGTGGATTCAATCAACACTTCAGTTAGTATGAAAATATTTAAAAATAGAGAAGAAGCAGCATTTTCTCACATTTTTAATTCTAAACTGGTTAGAATACCATTAAATACATTTAAGAATTATAATGTTGATAATTTTAATTCAGTCAGATTACAGAAATCAGCCGTAAAAGCATATCCGTTAACTGATAGACCGCGTGGTAAAGAAGATATAAGTAGTGTCAAATATTATCAAAAACAAATACAACAAAAAAAAGAAGTTACACCAGTTTGGATGATACAAAAAAATAAGAAATATATATTATTGGATGGAGCCCACAGAATTGTAGCAAGTTATATAGAAGATGTACCTGTGTATGCCTATATAATTAATATTTAATATTAAATAAAAAGTGTATAAATAAATTACATATTATTACTAAAAAAGTAATAATATATTCATCTCATTCATATAATATTCGTATCGTCGATGACTGCCTGTCTCAAATCAGTCCCCTCACAAACATGCTAATCAACTCCGGTGTCGATGTATCAAATCCAGCCAAGTTCAATGTATTCTTATCCTTCGGATCGGCGATTGTCAGTTGATTCGCCATCATTCCAATCACGATTAGTTTCGCATCGATACCGGTTACTCTGCGATATTCTTCTAGCGCAACTTGAGGATGAACTGTTGGCGCATATGTTTCGCTGTCCGTGTATACGCAAAATACGTCAATCCCAACCCCACTGCGACTATACATTTTAAGCGCCTCCGTCATGGGCAAAGCGCAATCAGTAGCTCCAAAAGGTACATCCGTGGCTTTAATCGCATCCTGGATTGTCATCCCAGGGCGAATCTTCCCATTGAAATTGTAGAATATATTACTGAATCCATATATGTGAACATTCTCTTCCCCTTCGGCATGTAGCGTCATCATCGCCATCGCAACTGAACCTTCACGTGGTGTAATATTTTTTGCACCGGCACACATACCCATCGACATACTTCCGGATACATCCAATCCAATCATAAACCTCTTCCCTGTTGGTGTGATATTTCCAAACGCTTGTCTAAATGTCGTCGAGAGTGTAGTCGTGATGTAAGAATTTACAGGCCATGTCATTGAGCCTAGGTCGCCCTTTCCCTGTGAATACGTCTTCATTCCAACCAGTACTTGAAGTGGGTGAATCCTTGACTCCTTGATATTTTTAGCATCAGTAAGCATTTTAATAATATCCTGCGACCGTGACGATGCAACTCCGACCTGCGACAGTTTCCCGAGATTGCGAACTAGTGCTGTCATTCCCATTCCATTGAGAAGTGTATTCCAGATTTGCGGTGTATTTAGAAGCTCAGTCGGCAAATGTTCACGCTGAATTTTCTTGTTTTGTTCCATAATTGCAATGGCTGTGGTTGTGTCTTTCTTTTCTCCTGTTTTCGATAATTCTACCAATGCCTTCAGAAATCTAGCAGTCGCCACAAGAGGGTCTTCCGCTACTTTTTTCGCTTCTTCTCCTTCTCCTTCTCCACCGCCCTCCTTGATATTTGCCGTTTCTGGTGCTGGAGCTTGTGCAGGAGTGGGTACGGGCTCAGGCTCAGTTCCAGAAAGAACATATATCTTATTTGTCGTATTGTATGAAATATCAAGCAATGATTTAGCCGAAGAGATTCCTTTGCCACCATACCATAGAACCATATTACCAATTGGCGCCACTCCCATATCAGCAAGCGTTTTCTTGACACTGTGTAACTGCTCTGTTTCACTGACCATGAGTTTGATGGGTGTACCTACCATTGAGCTTTCTGGGTGGGCTACTTCAAACATAACCGCTATTTTTTTTCCGACTGCAGTAGCAGCTCCACCGCCTCCCATAATTGACCCGATTGCGCTTGTAATCGTTTTCATAAATCCTTTGCCTTCACTTCCCCCATCTTTATTAGGTGTTGGCGTTGGCGTTGGCGTTGGAATAGCCATAAGTCGTTTCAGAAATTCAGTCCTCTCCATTTTTGCAGGCAGTGTTGTCGCCATGACTCCTTTCGCTGGATTCGCCATAATCGTGCGCTCAGGTTTGTCCTTCTTCATAATCCACTCCAATACAAGACGCCCACCATCATCTTTCATTTGTGCAGGATTGATGTGAAGCAGTGAAATCAAATCCTCATGTGTCCATCCCTCGCGATTTTTATACTTTGTCACCAGAACAGCCAGCTCTAATCCTCCGCGCGACGTATAGTATTCTGTCAATGCGCGACGAACACCCTTCCCAAATCCCTTACCCGGTTTCGCCTTGTCTTGCGAAATGTCGCGAATATATTGTACCAACATAAAGAGATGGGTGGGAATACGACATACCTGTCCAATAGCATCAAGCGCCTGTGCCTTGCATTTATTATCGGGTGGAAACACAATCGCCGCCGCAAGTGACATCATCGTCATCTCCTGTTTTGGCGCCCTCGCATTCACGGATACATCTACGATATCCCGAATCAAATGCTCACATGTAGTCGGCGATAAAATAGCAGACATAATACACTTCGAAATCGTAGTAGCAATTGCGCCACCACATTGATAGAAGCTTCCATTATCCGATTTGCTTCCAATAATCAAGTATCGCATCCATTCCTGCTCAAGGGGGAGAGCAAACGAATATCCGCCCGCATTATTTGCGATTTGTCCGGGTAGTCCAATAGTTTGCGGAATTTTAATACGCGCAGCTGGATTATTTTGCGCTGACATTGCAGTCTTCATATTTGAACCACCGCTTGCACCTGCCTTACCTTTTCCACCGTTATTGCTTTTGCTTTTGCTCTTTCCGGCCATTGAAGACGATGTTTTTGAGACGATTGAGTTTTTGTGTGCTTATTTAATATGTAGTCTTTTATTTATATCAATTTTCTATATTATATATTGGCGCGCCTTGAAATGCAGTATCCTACACAAAAAAGTAAAATGACACATGCTGATATTATGAGAACAATATATGCTATAGTTGTAGGATTTATAACAGATAAGTTCATGGTATTATAGTATTTTTATGTTATATTTTTATGTTATATTATTATAATATTATACTATTATGATAATATTCTTATATTCTGATATTCTGATATTCTAATATTCTGATATTCTAATATTCTGATATTCTGATATTAAAATTTACATTTATATATATTGTATCTTAAATCCCAATTTTTTCTATACTCGCTAAGAATAAGTCCATTATTTCTATGGAACTCTGTATCAGCATTTGCACTAGATGGAGTCATCCAATTACCGTACAACTGTTTTAAATATAGTCCTGGGTCTATTGGAACAGGATATAAAGTGTTACCCATTGCACCTACAGATAGTATTGGGAATGCGGGGTTAGCATAAATGTCACAATAATAATCAGGGCTTTCATTTTCTAGATGAACAGATATTAAGTTACCACCTGAATAGTCAGGAAATCCTTTATATTTTCTTTTCAAAACTAGACCATATTTTGAGTAGTCTATTTCAAGTAGTTGTTCCCATCGCGATAAATGTATTGTTATATCTATGTCAGTATCATGTAATAATAATCTTCCTTCGCGAATACAACCTAATAAGGTACCACAATCAAGATAAAATGGAATTTGTTTATCATCTAACATAGCACATACGGTGTCCAATAATTTATAAAAAACGTTCATTTTTTTTACCGTTTCAGGAGAAATATTAGTGTTCTTATTATTGGTTATATATTGAGGAGAATTAGGGGTTGGATTTTGGGTATTATTTACTAAACCAAAAATATTTTTTAACATTTGTTTTTGACTTTAGTTATATAAACTATAAACTATAAATTAGAAATATAAATTAAAAACAAGAATTAAATTTATTTTTATAGAATAATAACAATAATAATTCTAACTATTGAAATAGAAATGGAAGCTGAACCAGCAAAAGTTGAAAATAAAGATATGCTAAATGAAATTTCTTTTACTAAAAAACGAAATAGAAAACATAGTGCTCAAACATTGCCTCTTGGTTTAGAGCATCATATGATGAAAAAGTATGTTGTATATTATCGAGAGTGGATAGATAGGTCACATACAAAAGAGCGTGAATATTTTAAAATAGAAAAGCATCCCGATTTACCTAAATCATGGACTTCGAGTAAATCTGGTAAAGTCAAAATAATCGATAAACTAGCTGATGCTAATAAAATTATAGAAGATTTAGAAAAAAAGAGGAAGGAAGAACTAGATAAAAAACAACAAAATGAAAACCTATTGGTATCATTATAATAAGTATATTAACATACTTAAAAATAAAATATGTATATATATTATAACCATACACGTTAAACAAGATGCAGATTTTTGTCAAGACGCTTACCGGTAAGACTATTACTCTAGAAG